TATACACCCCCGACTAAGGGGGATAGAAACAATAAAAACAAAAACGAAAAAAAGGTAAGGAATGATTGAGATTGTAAGGGAACAAAGGGAAGAAACAACGGCATTTGAACGGATCGGGGCAACATACAAATTGCCCGTTACGTTTGTAGCGATTGGAGAGGTTATTTGTATAAGGGGAAAACACTATACGCCATTCCCAAGGCCAAAGGGCGTGAGGGGTTGTTTGGGTTGTGCGCTTAGGGATGAGAACTGCGACAAGATTCAATGCTCAAAGTTTGACAGGAAAGACGGAATATTCGTGTTTTTCAAAAGGGTGTACTGATGGACAAGGATGACGAACTTGTAAGATTGCGAATTGACGTAAAGACCGAAATTCTGGTAAGGCCCGAAAACGCAAATCGGAAGTACATAGAGGCGTACAGAAAACGATTGGCAACAAGCAGGAAAAGAAAGCCGAAATACATAAAGGAGTACGTTTGTGTGTTCGGGGAGCTCCGTTCTGTTGACATGGGGTATGGCACGTATGAGGACTTGGAGCGTATGGAGGATTTGTCGGAGCATATAAAATCGGGCATTGATAAGGAATAACCATTGACGGTTGTAAACTTATATTGAAAATCAGCAACATACATCGTTTTTGGTTGTAAAGTTGGCAAAAAACTTGCAAATGTGCCAAAAAATGACTATATTACATATAGGGCCATTGTGTAAAATGATACTTTTTTAACACAGGCGAAAACTTAAAACAATCATATTGCAGGGAAGGTATTTTGATGCACTATTTATCCTACTGCCCCTTTTTGGGGTTTCTCTGATTGTCGGGGGGGTTGCCTTATGTGGAATTTAGACATGGTATGGAAAGAGGAAAAGAGCATCTACGAAACCTCCATAGAAACAAAGGCGTTGAAGCGCAAAATTGACAATGAGCAATTACACTATTTCAAGGCCAGGGAACTAAACGAGGTATGCCCAACACCAAAACAGAACGAGCAGTATAGAATAATAACGGAAAAGCAATTCAATTCATTTGCCCTTGTGTTAAGCCTACTGGAAACCAGAGATATTGACGAATTATACCTTGCAATATACAGAGTAAACGAACCAACGGTAGCCACTTTGACCGAATTTATTGATCAGGGAAGAATAAAATACGCAGCCTTTGTTCTATCAAGTTTTTTCAACGCAACAAAAAAGCCGGAGGTGTGGACAAGGCGTTTGAGCGAATACTGTAAAGAAAACCCCCAAAAAACGGATCACGTATATGCGCATATTCACGCAAAGGTAATGGCGGCAAGGTCGGGCGATGATTATTTCGTTTTTGAGGGCAGCGGAAACATGAGCGATAACGCAAGGATTGAGCAGTATGTTTACGAGAACAACAAGCAAGTATTTGACTTTCATAAGGAGTGGATATTAAAAGTGATTAAGCAATAAAACAAGACATGGCATTCGACAGGGATAAACTATACCAGCAGGCACAAACCGCAATAACGGAAAACAACCTTTTCTTTATTGAGGATGTCGTTGCTTTTATCCCCTGTTCAAAGCCTACGTTCTACGAGCATTTCCCAATAGATTCTAACGAACTTAACAACCTAAAAGGCCTATTGGAGAAAAACAAGATTCGCACCAAATCCGCAATACGGGCAAAGCTGTACAAATCACCGAAGGCATCCGAGCTTTTGGCACTTTACAGGCTTATCTGCACACCAGAGGAGCGGAAGATGCTGAACCAAAACTATATTGAATTAACAGGCAAAGACGGCAAAGACCTTTTGCCGAAGATAGAGATAGAGATAGTAAATGGGGAAAGTTAGGGTACAGACAACGAACGTATTTCAAAGGCTGGAAGAAGCGTCAAGGGACTTTTCCGTGATTTCGGCACAGGGTGGCTCACGGTCGGGAAAGACATACAACATTGTCCTTTGGCTCGTTCAGCGGCTTCTGTTAAATCAGGAAACCTCATGCTCAATTGTCAGAGCTACCCTACCCGCTTTGAAGGGTTCCGTATTGAGGGACTTCAAAGACATTCTTTTGCGCATGGAGCTATGGGATGATTCGGCATTTAACAAATCGGATTTGATTTACACCCTGCCCAACAAGAGCTGGTTTGAGTTTTTCTCAACCGATAGCGAGGAAAAGTTAAGGGGGCGGAAACGTGATATACTCTTTGTCAATGAAGCGAATGAATTAACCTTTATCGAGTGGCAGCAGTTACAGATGCGTACCACCCAATTAGCGATTTTGGACTATAATCCAAGCTTTACCGATGAGCATTGGATAAGCAAATTGAATAAGGATGAAAAGACGTTCCACTTTATAACCACCTACAAGGACAACCCTTTTCTGGAGCAGAGGATCATTGAGCAGATAGAGGCCCTGAAAGACAAGAACCGCTCCCTGTGGACAATCTACGGACAGGGTCAGCAATCGATGGTCGATGGGCTTGTCTTTACGAACTGGGATCTGGTGGAACAGATACCGCCATCTGTTCGCAAGCGTTACATAGGGCTGGACTTCGGATTTTCAAACCACCCTTCGGCAGCAGTCCTTGTAGGGCTGGACACCGATACGGGGGAGATATACCTGCACGAGCTGTTCTATGCGACACATATGTTGACCGATGATTTGATAGACGCATTAGCTCCCTATCGTGAGGAGATTGTTTCCGAGAGTGCCGACCCACGTATGATTGCCGAGTTGCGGAACGCAGGGCTTTGGGTAACACCCGTGAGCAAGCCTGCCGGGAGTGTTCAGGCAGGGATAACAAAGATGCAGACACTTGACATACATATCACGCAGAGCAGCCATAATGTTATAAGAGAGATAAAGAACTACGTCTGGGAGCAGAACAAGGATGGTGGCTTTGTCAACCAGCCCGTGAAGGATTTTGACCACGCTATGGATGCCGTGCGGTATGTGGTGTACGAAAAGACACTTGGGCGCAATGTGGGGCCGATAAGCAAGGATGATTTAGGATTATAAAGAATAAAGTAGAAGCCATGTCAGTAGAGATAAGTAGCGTAATAAATGTATTGAAAAACGAGCTGAACGCAGCTCTGGGTCGCAAACAGGAATTGGTTGAACTATTGAGCGAAGCTGATTTGACCCGTGCAAAAGACCGATTAGAGAACTTTGATGACCGCATAAGTTTAGCTCTTTCTCAGTATGACCCCACGCTACACAATGCAGCCAACCGTCCTGACAAGAAAAGAAAGGGTAAGGAGCCGAAGAAAACGGCAAAGCTCCCGATTCCTTTTCAGCGGATGATAAACCAGCAGGCAACGGCATTTCTCTTTGGCGAGCAGGGAACATTCTCCAACCAGGCGGAAGAGGCAGACGAGGCGTTTGCGGAATTTATGGGGATTATCAAAGACACCCGTTTCCATAGTACCATAAGGGAGGCTAAAACCCTCGCAGGAGCCGAAACCATCTCTGCCAAGCTGTACCACCTATACCTTGATGAAAGTGGAAACATAGCCATAAAAACAAAGGTTCTGGCCTATTCAAAAGGCGACCACTTATACTACAAGAAAGACGAGTTCGGGAAACTGATAGTCTTTGGGCGGTATTACGAAACAACCAATAACGACAAGACAATAGAGAAACATTTTGACGTTTACACAAGTGAACAGATTTACAGGGGCAAGACTTCGGGCATAGGATGGAAGGTAGATGTTGAAACAAACTTCATCGGCAAGATTCCTGTTATTATCTACGAGCAGCCTGTTGAGTGGGATGGCGTTCAACCGCTGATTGAAAGACGTGAGGAGATCCAATGCAAGGATGCCGATGTGAACGACTATTTCGCTGACCCCAAACTGGTCGGAGAGGGAATTATAAAAGGACTACCCGATTCCGAGGACACGGGAGCGGTAATACAGGTGCAGAATGGCGGAAAAGTGGCGTATTTGACCTATGACACGGCTCCTGAGAATAGAACCAACGAGTACCACACTCTGGAAAGATTAATTTACGGAATGACCTTCTCAGCAGATATAAGTTTTGATTCGATAAAAAGCATGAGTGTACCTTCGGGTAAGGCATGGCAGTATGTGTTCATGGCTCCCCTATTAAAGGCAAAAAACCACCAGGACAGATACGGGGAACTGATAGACCGTGAAATCAACCTTGTAAAGGCCGTAATGAAGGTGTTGTTCCCAAAGCTGGATTCAGACGGGAAGATAGACCTTTTGGATATAAGCTATGAGTTTGCCTCCCCGATGCCCGACGATGTGCTTGATGACTTGACAAATATAAAAACCGCAGTAGAGGCAGGGGTGATGAGCATTGAGGGCGGTGTACGTCAGAACCCGCTGGTGGAAAATCACGGGCAGGAGCTGGAACG